TAGCAGAAATGTTAGGGCTGGAAAAAGGCTCTACCATCAACTGGACTATTGTACCGAATGAAAATGGTGGTTATTCCGCTCAATTTGAAGGTGGTCAAAATGCTTAATTTTAATAGAACTCCAACTGAACAATATCGTTTAGCCGATGCAAATAATGCTCATCTATATGCATTGAGCCAACAGGGAAATGCAGGCTTATCTCATGCGGCATTAATGGAACAAGCCACTGCTCAACAACAAATGCAAACTGTTGCAAGTGAAAATAATCTGCAAGTTCCAAAAGTCAATTTCTATCCTTCACGACATGCAGACCCACACAAGGCTCGCCGTAAGGACATTAAGCAAGCATATTCTCTTCTCTCTCCTTCAAAGCGTAATATTTTCAATCCAGTGCGATTATTTCTTGGGCGAAAATACCGATATGATAAACAAACCAATGTTTGTGTTGTAGATGGATGTGATTGTGCTGTTTTAATTCAGTATGATAATTTGTATGCTAAAATTTGTGACGATGAAACAGGTCGTAGCCTTTGGGAAATGTATTGGCAAAATCCAGTAACGGGTGAGGCTGAGGCATTCATTGCTAAAGATAAAGTAACGAATGGTCGCAAAATGCGTGGTACATATTGCCCCGAACACTTGCATTTGTATCATTTACTTTGTAAGTGGGAGGCAGAAGAAGAGCGTGTACGGGATGCAAATCCAAAACGCTTGCGTGACCAAGTAAAACGAGGTGTAAGTGTTGTAACTGTACCTGTTGCTTCAATTAAAAAGAAAGACCCGACACCACCTATGCTTCAAAAATATGAGCCATTTTTTGATGAACTTATTCGTGATTCAAAGAAAACAAACGGTATTAACATCATTCATTATCAAAATCCTGTAACTAAGCAAAATGATATTACGACAGTAGTATTTGATTTGCGTATTTTTGAGCATGAAATTGCCTTAATGAATCAACCTACACCAGCCTTTCAAAATATGATGAGTAATCAAAATCCTCATGAACAAGAAACGATTGGAGGTGTTGAGTGATATGTTAGGACTTGGCGGAAATAATCAAACACCAATGAACAATGGTGCGCTTAATTTAGGTGTACCATCGGGTTATATGCAACAACCTATGCCAATGCAACAACAATCACCATTTGGTAACACAATGCAATCTCCTTTCATGCAGGGAATGACTGGTGGTGCATCTTCTCAATGGGGGCAACAACCTGTTGCACCACCAAGCGAACTTGAAATGCAAATTTTACTTCTTCGTGGAATCGTACCGTTAGACAGATTTATTGCAAGTCCACAAATGGGGATTTTTGTTGAACTTTTGAACAATCTTGTTTCCTATAGTGTACTTGAGGTGATGAAAAACGCTGTATTTGTAGAAGATAGTGATGGAAATTTAAAGATGGATATTACTAAACTACCTCAGCATTTGCAAACCATGAGTGCTGAAAATATCAAAGCAGATTTCAACACACTACAAAATTCAGCACAACAAAATATAACGATGGCTGAACAAACACAAATGCAAATTGCCACAATGGCTCAACAAAATATGATGAGCGGTGCGCTTTCAGCGGCATTAGCCGATGAAGGTATGATGGAAAAGATGGGTAGCGGTGTTGGAAGCGTTGCTCGTGGACTTATGGGGTTGAGATGATGGATAGAACAGGAAATTTTTCACAGTCGTTTGCGGCAACCACACTTGATGTATTAAACCCACATCGTAGTGTTATCGTGGACATGATTATGGTACAGATTCTATCAGCCATTATTACACTTGTATTGCTTCTTTTACTCAAAGGAGATTCAATGGGTTCAAGTGCCGCATCCTATGTATTAATTGCATTACTCGGCAGTGTCTTGTTCCTTTCCGCTGTGTACTCTCGTATCACGAAAGGGTTTTGACCATTTACCAATAGGACATGACGAACTCAGCAACGCTGTTTTTGTTTTAATGAAACAACCACAAAGGTCACAACGGTTTCCGCCGTAAGGACAAGAATTGCAGATGCGTACTCGTTCTTTACGAATAATACTGGGTGCGTAACGCCCCTTTGCAACATCGCCTAAAGCATTCGTTAGGCTTGTCATAGTATTTCTATCCAATGGAATTTTAGCAATTCTTGCCCTCCTTCTCATCTTCTCACCATAATCTTTTAATTCACAATTGTTTTTAATGTGTGTGCTTTAACAATGTCATGGCGGGAGAGCGTGTCACGAAGCGTTCCTGTGCTTTTTGCATAAGCGAAGAGCGTGACACACTTGAAGAGCAAATGCTTCAAGGTGCTATTTCTGCCCGTCAATTAGACAAAGATATGGGGTGGAGAAGCAACACCGCAGACCGTCATTATCGTAATCACATGGGTGAATATCACATGGGTGCAAATACCGATTGTGCATTATGTACTTCTCCAATGCGTGCTGAATATGAGCGTGCATATTTTGAAAATGGTGGAATCAGTGAAGTAATTGCTGATGAATTAGAAATTCCCGAAAATTCAGTGTATCACCATATGAAACATCACTTTCAACCACTTGTTCAAAAAACAGCCGCAGTGGAAGTAGCATTAGTGGCCGGAAAAGAAATTTCGCTTTTGCGTTCAAATGCTGAAAAATTAAATCTAAAATTAAGTGAACTGCTTGATGAAGGTACAGTTCATGAAGATGGATTTGTTCGTGACGCTGTTGCACTACACAAAGAAGTACGAGAAACAGTCAAAGACCTTATGCGATTTCAAGACCAATGGGGCGCAAAGAGTGATGGGCAACAAGTCAATCAAACTTTCAATATTTTACAAGTTGAATTGGGTAAAGAAAGCCCCGAAACTTGGATGAGAATCAAAAAGCAACTTCAAGATAATATGGGGGTGGAATGATGGTCATGGGTCGTGGTTCGGACACTCGCATGTATTCACCTCGCAGTGAATCGGACAAGATGTATTCATCTGCAAACGAAGATGAAACAAAATATAATCCTGCTTCGCCCGAATATAACGAGCAAAAAGCAGAAGAAAAGAAACGCATGGAAGAAGAAAAGAAAGCCAAGCGTGGTAAAATTAAACACATCAAAGTGCGTGCTACACAAGGATTAAGCGGTGAAGAATCACCTGCACCAATTGATGATAGCAATAAGCGTGATGATGAGCGTGAAATTGGTTTGGGTGGTGGCCCTGCTGGAAGTCGTGGTACACTTCTTGACCTTGCTACTGGGGCAAAAAGTGGAACAGGTTCAGCCATGAGTTCACCCCTTCCAATCGCCATGAGCGAGCCGATGAAGGATGCTTGGAGTACATTGTTGAAGGAAGAGCCTACTGACCATGAGCATGATGTTGGCGACACTTCGTATGAAGGCATTAAACGGCACTTTGGCGAAAAAGTAAGGGCCAAAGTAATGAATCCTGACACTCCAAGACCATATGCAACAATGGATAATGGTGTTTTGGAAACACAAATAGAATTGATGGTTCAAGGTATTATCCCTATGAATGAAGATATACTCAATGAGTACAATTACCGATTGGTTGAAAATGACATTGACGCACAAGGTAGTCCTGTAACCGATGCTGGATTTGACCGTACTTTCCAAGATGTACTTAGAAGCGAGCCAATGAAGGATGCTTGGAGTACACTGTTGAAGGCTTCTCTTGAAGATTTAATTCAAGAGCGTGATAAATTACTTCAATCGGGGCTTAAACAGGAAGCAAAGCAATTTGACTATGTTATCCAACAGATGCTACAACCACAACAAAGAGAACAACAAATCCTTCAAAATATTGCTACACCAACTGCACGCATGTTAATGCCGGACTTAGATGAAGCAGACCTTCAAACACTTGCTACAGAAATGATGTACGAAGGAAAGCAAAATCCCGATTATATTGAAATGCAACGCAGAATGGGAGACTATGACCCCCAAATGAAGCAACAATTTATGCGTAATGTAAGTCGTATGTCAAGGCAAATGCCAAAAATTCAACAACAACAAGAACAAGCCCAACAAAGTTTGAGAAATTTACAAATGGCTGACCCTTCAAAATTCTTTGCCGATGAAGAAATTATGGCAAGTGAGCCAATGAAAGATGCTTGGGGAGACATTCTCAAGCGTGAAACAGAACGCACAATAGCAAGCCGAAGAAAGCAAGAAGCACGCCAAATGTTTCGCCCTTCAACGGGTCAATTCAATCGCCCACCGGGTGGTATGTCACCCGAAGGTGCAACAATGAGGCGATTTAAATCACATATGCGAGGAATCAAAGGTGGGAAGAAAACTGGTTTAATGCTTCCACACTTGGCTGTTGAAATGAGCCACAGGGGTATTGCTACAAAGCAACCAATGAGTAAAGACCCACAACGCTACCGACAATATCAAGCACAATCCGAAGCACGCAAAATTTTGGGTAATGTACGAACCACATTTTCACCGCACGCTCGTTATGCGGCACGCTCTAATATTGCTGGCCCAACTGGGGCTGGCCGTCTTAGTGGCCTCCTTCCTTCTCAGCGTGGTATGATGCGCCAACCATCTCTACATCCTGTTCGTATTAGTCGCCCTCGTATGCCACGCATGTTTCCACCAGCACCACCAGCACCACCAATGATGCCTCAAATGCAATCAAGTGTACCAAGTGTTCCAGCAATGCCGGGTTCTTCTTCAATTATGATGAGTGAAGAACGATACCATAGTGAAATTCTAAAAGCACGCAATGACCTCCGCCGTATTGAGTTACTTAATCTCATGCGACGACTTATTCAAGCAAAAGAGCGAGAAGCACGACTCAAAAAGGCTGGTTCACCATCAGCCTTTGAAGAAGGTGCTGTTCCTGCTCATCCAGCAGGTGTTAAACCAAGTGATGATGAAGAACCCGATGGCCCAACAGAAAATACTGAAACAGATGCCAAAACATTCGGTCTTGACCCTGCTGGTGCATTAATTTCACGCAGGGGGCATATGGGATGATTCGTATAGGTCGCCCTATCATTAAGGCATGGAGTCTTGTGGGGTATGGGCCTGCTGGCGCACAAGTATTTCGTAATCCCCCGCCACAAGTTTTCCGCCCCGAACATGAACATGATATTCCTGCTTTCGCACATGATGGAGTAGGAAATGTTCTTCCGGGTCAATGGGGTATAGGAGAACATGGTGATATGGTGTGGAATACAAATCATGGCGAATTCCGTCATGGTATTGATGCTGTAGCCAAACATCTTGGTGATTTTCTTCGTGCAAGAGGAATTAATGTTCCAGCAAAAGATGTAATTAATGAGGCTATAAATGAATTTAATGATACACATACAAATGCTGATGAACATGCTTTAACTCCATTTGAATCTCGTGAATGGCGTAAAATTCGTGGTAATGCATTACCGCCGGGCGATGCTACACGAGATACTACAACTCGCCCATCTCGTACTCAAGGTGGTACAAAAATTACAATGCTTACAAATAAAAATCATGAAGAAACCCCAATGGGTCGTTTTCTTGAATCATATTATATTCCATTCAATAAACAACTTATGCATCAATTAACAGACATGGGAATACCGGAATCTGAAATTAAGCAGGCTCTTCCTTTTACGAAATATCCTTACATGTATGCTCATCTTACTGCCCCGCAAGGTTACATACGCTCATATGCAAAACAACATGGAAGCGAAGTGGATGCAGGTATGATGGGTCAAGCACCCGAAGGATATTTTGGTGATACAGAAGCAGTTCACACATGGGAAGTAACACATCATCTTCCCGATATTTTCTACTATCCTAATGTAAAAGAAAATTTACAAAAGAAAGGAAAAGCCGCTACTGGATTAGAAAAGTCTGCACATGCTATGATTGAACAGGCTTTACAACAAGGACTTGAACATATACCAAATATTGAGGCTACAGTAAATACTGGAACGCTTGCCTCTCCACAAATGATTACTCGGCCACTTCATGAAATTCTTCAAACTCCCGATTTGCGTAGTGCTTTGATTAAAGATATGTCTAATGTACCCGCTATGATGTTTTTATTTGGTCGTAGCGGTCAAGGAGATTTCAAAAGATTATATGACCATATGATGACAAAATATGGTGCTGATGCTGAAATGCTTTCGCCCGAAGAGCAAGCAAAATATCTCACGGCTGGTGAAAAAGGCGGCAAAGGAATGCATGAATCAGCCAAGCGTCTTTTTGCTCTTGCTCGTGCTTCGGGTGAAGGTAAAGAAGAAGGTCGTAGCCGATTTGGTGAACATCCAATTAGTGCTGATGAATTAAATGCTATAGGTATGCATCATAGTGACCAACTTATGAATCAAGTGGGTCGTTTTAGAAGAATTATTGAAGCATTGGCCGACCATCAAGCAAGTGCAAGAGGAAATGAAATAAAACGAGGGCTTGGTGATGTTCCAACTACGGCTCGCCCTGCAATGACTATTGGTGGTTATCCACAAATGGATGCTGTAACAGGTCAATACAGCACTACACCACTTGACCCGCATATGGATGCATATATCCATGATATTCATGATTTTGCCCCAACACAGGCATTTGACCCTACACAAACATTGTCGCCCGTACAGCAGGTTTCTTCTCCTTCACCTGTTGCATCTCCGGCTGGTGGTTTGGCTACTTCCTTACCTCCAACACCAGCACTACCTGTACGGGCGACACCCACTTCTTATCCACATTCTCCGATGCAACAGTTTCAACAAGTACGACCACAAATCGGTCAATTTTCACCATCGGAATTTAGACAAATGCTTGAAATGGCTGGTCGGCGCAGACCTCAACCTATTACTGATGCACCCCTAACAGAAGTTGAACAACGAGCGCAACAATCTTTTGCAGACCCACAACAAACTATTCTCCCTCAATTTATCAAGTCAAAAAATTCAGTTATGGATGATGTCATGCGAATTATTAGAGGTGGCCGTCAATGAGTAAGAAAATATTAGTCAAAGCAGATGGTGGACTATTAGGTACATACAATGTACAGCAACAACGACCATCTTTTTTGCAATTAGGTCGTAGAGCCTTCAAAGACCCCGATGCTACAACTCCACAACGACTTGGTGCGCTTGCTGGAATGGCAGGTAAAATTGGTGCGGCTGGTGTAGCGGGATTTCAAACAGCACATGGATTACAAGGAGGGAATCTTGCCGCACCATTACAAGGATTTCAAACATATGCGGGTCTTGACCCCACATTAGGACAACCAGTAGCAGTTACACCACAAGAACAATTGCAACAAATGACTGAACAACGCAGAAAACAAAGAATTCAAGAGGCAAATGAGGACTATTTACGCCAACAAGAAGCGGCAATGAACCGTGAGCGTAGTTTAAGAGCAAGACAAAATCAGCCACCGGGAGTACCTCTTCCAACTCAAGAACAGCAAGAGAGTATGAGAACATCAACACCAGTTGCAGACCCTTCCCTTCCACCCGGAGTACAACCTTTACAAGCACCTATACAAGTAACTGGTATTCGGCCTATGCCACAACCAACACAACCAACACAACCAACACAACCAACACAACCAACACAACCAACAAATATGGTTCAGCAAACCGCTCAAGTAGTTAGTGGATTACCAACTTTAGGGGAAGAACCTATTCCTGCTTTAACACAACCTACACAACAACCTGCTCAATCCCAACAACCCACAAGTACACAAACCAGTCTTAACGATTTTACAGGACAACAACCTACTCAACAATACGATATAGTAAATAATCCATATAAGGGAATTCAATGGGGTTCTCAACAAGCAATGGAGGATGCAATGCGAAGAGATGGTTTAATCAAATCATTTGCTATTCAAGTGCTTGACGAGTTTGGTGATATACTTTACAAAGCCGACCCACACATTGCTGGAATAGTCGCTATGCAAGTGTATATTGATAAAGTTATGAAGGAGTGATTTCATGACTGATATGGAAGAATTCATCCATGACATGGACAGAAAAATGTCTGCCAAGTCATTTGAATACTTCTTTAAAGAAATTCTTGGATTTGATTATTCTAATCACCATAAATCATGGGATGAAGGATTAGCCAATAATCGTTATTATTGTGTTAAGGCTTCTCGTGACCACGGCAAATCTGTTTTCTTTATGTCGTATGCATTATGGATTGCGGCTTTTCAACCAAATACTCACATCATGATTTTTTCACATTCTCTTGAACAGACGCTTGAACATATGCGTTTTATTCGTGGTAACATAGAGAACACTCCATCTATACGGTATCTTATTCCCGAAGGAAGGCCGTGGAGAAAAACTTACTTTGAATTCAGCAATGGAAGCCGTATCATGGCAAAATCTGTTGGTGGTGGTACTCGTGGTTTCCACCCAAATGTTGTATTATGTGACGACATTTTGTGGGGTACAACTGGTACAGAATTACAGCGTGCCGCAGATTGGTTTTACGGTGTTTTGCTTCCTGTTCTTCACCACAGTGGTCGTATGATGATGGTAGGTACACCATTTAGTTACAATGACCTTTACTCTAAATTAGAACAAACTGAAACTTTTACTGTTGAAACATATCCAGCCATTGACAAAGAAGGAAATGCACTTTGGCCCGAAAGATGGAATGTAGAAGCATTAAATGAGCGGCGAATGACTATGCCTGCTATTCAGTTTTCTCGTGAGTATTTGTGTGAACCTATTCACGATGTAGCAAGTATGTTTCCACATACTATCTTGGAAAAGGCTCGCAATCCCGAACTTGTTTTACTTGACAGGGCAGAAATGGAGTATGATGATGAGGGAGAATCAATTGGTGTATTTGGGCAACACTTTATTGGTTGGGACACGGCTATTGCATCGGACAAAAACGCCGACTTCACAGCCATGACTGTTATGCGTATGTTACCAAATGAAAACATCAAACAAGTTGTTGGTATAGTACACGAAAAAGGTATGAGTGGTTTGGCTCAAAAGAATCAAATTATGATGCTTAACAATCGTTTTCAACCCGATTTAATTGAACTTGAAGGTAACAACTTTCAGCGTATGTTTGAGGCTGAACTTATAGATATGCGTCAAGACATTCCAATCAAAACTTTCATGACGACTCGCACTCGTAAAGAGAGTTTATTCATGTCACTTCTCATGGCATTTGAACAGGGATTAATTCAAACACCATATGGAGATAAGCGAAGTCAAGAATTTACTCATAAATTAGAAACTGAATTAAATCGGTTTGGGATGCAAAAGAATGGAAGATTAGAAAGCGTAGGTACGCACGATGACTTGGCTATGTCACTTGCTTTAGCAAATTGGGCTACAAAAGAATTCAAAGGTTCAGTTGTGTTACTTGATGATGTGTTGCCCGGATTTGATGAATATCTTCGTGGTAAGCCTCATCGTAATCATGAAGATAATTTTGCCGATGGATGGATGATACCATGATTTTTCCTTTTGATGATTGGGGGTTTTGAAAATGTCTTGTGAGTGCGGTCATTGTTTTGGAATGAGCAATGCTTGGGATGCACTTGAAAAGAAACTATGCCCCGAAGGAAAAGCCGCCGCTAAAAAGAAATTCAAAGTTTATCCATCAGCCTATGCAAATGGTTGGGCAGTTCAATACTGTCAAGGAAAATTTAGGGGGAAAAAGAAATGATTGATTTTGATTATGTCATGGCATTTCTTAAATCCAAGCGTGATGCCCCTAATTATCGTGAGGCTACACCACAAGAAATGAAATCAAAAAAGAATTGTGGTACATGTAAAGCATGGGATGAAAAAACAGGTTATTGTAAGTGGTATGATTTTACTTGCAAAGCAGACCACATATGTGATGCGTGGGTGAGGAAAAATGAGTGACCGTTGCACCTGCCATGATATTCTCATCGTCAAAGATTTGCGACGATGGTTCAAAGAAAAGTGGGTGGATGTGAGCCGTACAGAAAATGGTAAGCATCCTCCGTGTGGTAGGTCAAAAGCCAATACATCAAGTAAAGGCTATCCAAAATGTCGGCCAAGTGTTCGTGTAAATAGTAAAACTCCAAAGACCAGTGGAGAAATGTCCAGTGGTCAAAAGAAAGCCGCTACTCAACGCAAGCGAGCCAAAAAGCAAGGTGTGGGTGGAAAGCCAACAATTGTTAAGATGCCCATTGTTGATACTGATGTACCCGGACTTCGTATGGCTTACAACTTTGATACCAGTGAACCTGTCATTGGTTCTCAACCGTATGCTTGGGGTAAGGGTGATGAAATAACTCAAATGACTCCCAATGAGTATTTTGATATTATTGGGCAAGATGCGGAGGAACATAATGAACCACCAGTAGCAGGAAGAGATGCTAAATTCCGGTGGGACAACAGGCAATTTACACCGCAGGGTGGTAGTCGTGAAAATATTGCTCGCATTATTGAAGGTATCAAAGGAGGAATGCCCATAGGTATGCCCGAAATTGATTTTAGGAACGATAATTATACTGGTTTTCAAGAAGGTGGACACCGAATGGAAGCCTTACGGCAAATGGGGCATGGTGATACACCTGTTCCAGTATTTAGACACAATAAAGTGGTGAAAGCAATGAAAGACGAAAAAGAAATGAAAGGTAAAAAAGGCATGGTAATGGTGATAGCAATTACAGCCAAACCAAAAGGTAAAGATAAAGTTGGTGTTAAAAAAGCAGATGATACATACAAAATGGGTCGTTTAGAACAGTGTAATACCTGTGGCAAACTGTTTCCGAATTGGAACATGTTAAGCCAGCACCAAGAACAATTAGGCCATAATTGAGAAAAAGATTAAATGAGTGGTCAATAGAGTGGTCATTATGTGGGGGAGTATGTTCATTGGCGACGAGTATGATATACCGTTGAGTGTCGCTGATGAATTTTCTAATGATGTATTGAAAAGTTTAGCCCAACATCCGTATTTTCAACCACAACAAGTACCTCTCAATACTTTAAATATAGTCAAAAGTGACAAAGACGCAGTATCACGATTTGCAAAAAACGGTGATGGGTGGTTTGAAACTCAATATGGTACAGATGCAAATACAATTATTCGCATGTGTAGAAAAATGAGAAGGCACGATAAATTATTCAAATCCGAATATGATTCTATCATTAATGATATTCTTAAAGTAAAAGCGGCAGAAATTGATGCTACGATTAAATCACTATCTTGGTCGGAAGGATTGGATGATGTTATACGCAATATTGGTTTGGATGACCGCTCTTTGAAATCTCTTCGTAAATTTGGTGAGGCTCGTAGTACAAGTTTGCAAAAAGCGTGTCACCAATATCTAAAAGCCATAACTGTTTTACAACATTTAAATGAAAAACTTGATTGGGATGTTGATGACCAAAAGAATTGGGTAGATGCAAATGAAATGAAAAAAGATGCTCAAAAGATGTGGAAAAATACACTACATCAAATTGATAGTCTTAACAAAACTGATGTAGCCGCTCTTGAATTTGCATCAAATATATTAAAATCCGAAGGTGCGTTAAGTAGTCGTGAAATTGTTCGTAGAGGATATGGCACACTTAATAATTCAATGACCGCCCAAAAAATGGGTGCTTTGCTTAAGATGTATGGTGAAGAAGTAGATGTATTCAAAGGAAGTCAGCGAGGTACATTTGTTAAACAAGGGCCAAACGGATTAATCATTAAAGATATTTGGGCATATACGGCAGGCTTTGTGGATGCTGATGGTAGCATATTTATTTCCGAGCGTGGCGACCCTCGTGTTACTATTGTAGCGAGTGGTGATAATGGAAAAGAACATTGTGAAGAACTTCAAAAGATGATTGGATGTGGGCGATTGGTGTCCGACCAAAAATTGGCGAAAAATACCATCAAACCAGTTCATCGGCTTATTTTCTCATCAAAAGATGATATTCGTGATATACTCAAAGGTATTATTCCACATTTAAAACTAAAATCACTACAGGCAAAGGCTGTTTTACATTACATAGATGAAAAAGATTCAATGCGTAAAAACGAACTATATCAATTGGTAACTTTCAATAATTGGAAAGACCATAAAAACAAAGCCACCTCTCTCTTGGACAAGTGGGGCATTGATGTTGATACAGTAGGCGGATATGCGGAGGGATTGTGATGGCAGAAGAACAAGGAAGAATTACACGCTTTTTATCCGCATTAGGAAGTCCATTTCGCCGTAAGGAAACACCTACACCCACTATGCCATTATGGACAAGTGGTATTCAAGAACCTGTGATGGCTCAAGGAATTACTATTCCTGCATTATACGCTGTGAGTAATGAATCACTTATCCTTCGTACAGTTCTTGCAAAACTCCGACAAGAAATGTTCCGTCGTGGTTATTACTGGGAAAAAAGATTCATTCGCAAGTGTACTGTTTGTGATGAAGAATTTCAATCCGAAGTAGATACATGTGACGAATGCGGTGGCACAACACGCAAACCCGATATTGATGAATTAACTTACGCTAAGTGGTTATTAAAACAAGAAAACAGTATGGAACAATCGTTTCTTCATATACTTAATGAAATAGAAGGCGACCTAAATATTGTTGATGATGCATTTCTTATACTGATAAAAGAATATTTTATTGACCCAAATTCAAAAGAAATTGCCTTTTATCGTGTAAAAGAAATAATGAGAGGCGACCCAATTTTTATGCGTATTGTAGCAGATAAGCGTGGAGTGCGTGGTGGTCGTTACAAAATATGTTTGATACATCGTGATGAAGCAAAAACTCACGCAGAAGATGATACTTGTGAAACTTGCGGTGCTGAATTGCAAGAAGTTCATTATATCAACATGGCAGGAAGTGGTAAGACACAATATTTTGTTGAAGGCGAAGTTCTTCATGTAAGCAAATATACACCATCAAAATTGTATGGCCGAAGTCCAGTCAATACTATGTGGCGACAAGCCATGACGCTCACTGCAATGGATAATTATATCTATACTGCATATCAAAAGCGACGAATGCCAAAGGGTATTGTATCAGTGACAACTGATAACTTAGAGTCTATGAAGTCATTTTGGAAGGCTGTAGATGAAAAGATGGAGCGTGACCCTCACTATGTTCCAAAGGTAGGAATTGAATCCGCTACAGGGCGAGGTGGAGTGAACTGGGTTAAGTTCATGGACACTCTTGAAGAAATGCAATATATCGCAGTTCGTGATGAAATTCGTAACCGAATTGCGGCATTTTATGGTGTTTCATCTGTCTTTATGGTAGATAGTGGAAAATCGGGTGGTCTTAATAATGAAGGTATGCAAATTCTTGTGACCAATCGTGCTGTAGAATACGGACAAAAAGTGTACACCGAAGTATTGTTTCCTCGTTTGCTTAAACAACTTAACATAAGTGATTGGAAATTAACACTATATCCAAATGAAGAAGAAGATGAAATTACTCGCCTACGCCGTGATGAACAAGAACTTAATGTTGCTCAACGCATGGCTCAACTTGGTTTTATGCCGGAACTTATAGAAGAATCTGCTAACCGTGATATTCGTTTTACCTACAAACGGCCAGCACCACAACCACAGCAAGGTGGCGCACCTCCACCCGGAGGTATGCCACCCGGAGGTATGCCACCCGGAGGTATGCCACCCGGAGGTATGCCACCCGGAGGTATGCCACCAATGATGGGTGCTGGCCCTCAAATACCACCACAATTGGCTCAACAAATTATGCCACCTCCGCAACCCGGTGGTCAAGGGGTAGGACTACGAAATCGTGGGCCAGCCGCACCCGAAAGGCGTACTACAATGGGAAGCGGTTCACCTTTTTCTAATGTTCAACAAAGAGGGCCAGCCCCTACTCCACAGCAAACAGTTTCTAATGCATTATTGGATGCGAGGCGACCTCGTGGACAGTAACGCTCTTAAATATGGATGATATAGCAACGCATAGCAGGGATTAACATGGACTTGTTGAAAATGCACCCAATGGCACGAAAAATGGAACAGGCTAACAAAGCATTTCTTAGTGCTTTAGAGAGCGGCGATGGACAAATGGCAAAACAACACTTGTCCGAAGTACAGAAACTCAGTGATTTCCTTGCTGATGATTTACAAACTGAAATTACCAAGAGCGATGTTGGTTCACCAACAGGCCCACGAGATATTTATGCTGGTGGAGTACCAGTTGTTAAGATGCAAACACCAGTTGATGCAAAAGTAGGAGAAGGACAACGATTGGGTTTTATGTCATCAAGTCAATTCGTATCTAACTACAAGCGAAGTGCTGGTTCATACGGGCGCAAAGTTTGAGGTGATTGAATGACAGAAATTTCAAATGCCGAACAATTAGTTGGTATTTTGATTAACAAAATGGAATCAATGGATAATAATCTTCTCCTTCTTAAAGCAGAAAATGATGCTTTAAAACAACTTATTAACAATCCACAACGCCTTCTTCGTAAAATGGGTCTTGTACCAGTTTCAACACCTTTGGTAGATGATTTGAGTCTTGACCCATTTCGTGCTGATTTAGAAATGGGAGGCTCTTCACTTTTGAAAGCACAAAATAATCTTAATTCAATGTCTAATGAGGATATTCACAGCATGACATGGGAAGAAATTCACGAAATGGCAAATCAAGCGAAAGGTGATTCACAATGAAACCACGACCAGTTGAGAATGGATATTTAGCAAAGGCAATTGAACTTGAACAACGACTTGATGCTCTTGAAAAAGCCAAGTGTGATTGTGGCAAAGCACCCTGTGAATGTAAGTCATGTCCTAAGTGTGGTTCTAAAATGAACAAGATGGGATGCATGAAAATGGGTTGCAACAAAATGGAAAAATCCGAACCCGGTTTTACACCCGAAAAAACAAGTAACACAAATCCTCACTTTTTGGCTGAATCGGGTGGACAAACTCGTAACGCATATTTTACTACCAATGGTAAAACCATTGAGGCTGAGGATGCACCAAAAAAGAAAACCTCAAAAGAAGCAATTAATATGGACAAACTCTCATCTCGTTTGAATCCTCATATGGGAAGTGGAGTTGAGCGTGAAGATACTGCTGGTGGCTCTTCGGTAAAGAAGGCTAATCCACGAGCCGCTATGAGAGAAGGTGGCGGTACAATGTGTGGTACATGTGGCGGTACTGAGCGTACAGGTTGCCTCCTTCATAATGGAATGGACATTCACGCTTGCGAAAGTTTTCAACCGCTATGATAAGGCGGTGATTTAGTGAACGACCACTTCTATGTGTGTAGTAATGAACTACTCAAATCATTAGATGATGGTTTAGACCTTCGTACTGCGGCGGCTGAATATATTCTTGCATTTGAAAATCTTGAAATTACACCAACTGAACCTATTTACAAGTCGTTAAAAGCGACAGCCGAATTAATCATTAAAGAAGAAGATGATGCTACACGATATGAAAGTGATTATCATTTACCCGAAGGTATGGGATATTTATTTGCATTACAACACACTCATGGTGAACCTACTAACCATGTTTGGAAAGATGGATTACAATCTCCTGTAGGTGGAAGAGCCATAAATCCATTTACTGGTGAAAAAGAAAAAGTGAATACTCGTCATGCTGTTTGGCCGTATTACCAACCAAGCAGTGGCGCACATCCATATCAAAGTCATCATTTTCCTTTTCATGAAGTAAATCATCCACTTCGCAGAATCAACAAAGTAACAAAGATGCCTCAATATGTTGAAATGTTGAAGAATCATGTACTTGGTGGACATTCTTTAGAAGAAAAAGAAATGGAAAAGAAATTTTTTGATACGCTTGGAAAGAAGCATCCTTTGATAAATGGATTTTTACATGATGGTAAAAAGATTCCAATTCTTGGTGATACAAGGCCATTTGGTACATTATTACATCATCAATACGATTTGTATGACCGTGATTATCGTCGTTGGAAAAAAGAAAATCCAAATCGTATTGAAGAATTGTTAGCCGAAGGATTGTCAAACGAAGAAGCAAATCGTATAATGCGTGAAGAGCATTTTAATGACCGAGCAAATGATTGGGAAGCCCCCGAAGATAATGCATATGCTTTTGGTGAAAATACTATGTCAAACCATGCAAAAAGGCTTGGTCATCTTGGTTACATGCTTGGTCTTGAATGGTTTTCACCCGAAGAGCGTACTGCTATCATGAATCATATTGATGAAAAAGGACTTGATGGAGAAGAAAACATCATACTTCCAAATGGTGAACGCATTCCACCTGCTCGTTTGAAGTACAACGCATTGATGCGTATGACTCCCGAAATGAATTGGGCTATACGACCAATGACAATGGGTGGAAGAAATACTCATTATAATTTAGAAGATAACGATAAAGATTATCAAATCGGTGAATCCGATATGTTTCATCAAAGGTCATTAGGTCGTCTTTCTCATGAACCATTAGCAGAATTTGATGACCAAAGTTTAGCATCAGTTATACTTGGTAAATTAAAAGATGTATATGGTGAAAGTAAAAAATTATCTGCATTACCAAGACTTAATATCCATAAAAACCCGATGGATGAATTAGATTATGAACAATTAAGAGATGCATCTAAGTTACACAACAAAAGTAAAGCCAAAGGTATTGACCGATTTCGTATGACAAAGGATGACCTTATGTATTTAGCAGGGTATAATCCAAAAACTGGCGAATTAATGAGTGAACACCCACTGTACGGTAAGTTAGAAGAGCCAGTTATTTCTTCGGATATGATAGATTATATTGAAAACATTGCTAAATTACAAGGTTCTCTTCACAGTCAAGCAAAAGATATTCGTAATCACCGAGCATTCTTTTCATCAGCATTTGGCCCACATCCCGAAGAAATAAATTTTCCTTACTGGAAAATAAGCAAAGAAGGAAACTACAGTTATGGGCCGGGTAAATTTTGGAGTACACCATTTCAAGGCACAGGTGGTGCTGGTATCTCTTTGCCTACATACCATGAAATTCTTCATGCTACTCATGCGAATGATGAAGGAGTTTCACCATTCACTACATTACACAATGAAAATGAAAATTACATTCAACCAAGTGAGGATAACAAATCATTAGCCAATCATTTTATGCCATTGAAATCTCAAGAAATCGGTGAATTAAAAACACTTGAGGGAGGCTACAAACAATTTTCTCATCATAATAATGCCGCACTTTTACAAAATCTTCTTTCACCTGTTGGAACATCTAAGCCATATAAAACAAAAAAGGGTACAGTAATTGAGGCTACAACCGATAAGAACAATTACACTGAACATAAATCTTCTTTATCACCTCAATATGAATATAAAATTAGGCATATGAGTGCAGGAGACAGAAAAGAAAAATTCGGCCCTAATTTACAACCATTTTCATTTCCTCATACAGTCAATCCAACTTTAAACATAGGTGGTAAAACATCCTATGGTGCATCACCATCCGATACGAATATGCACAAAAATGCACAAATGGCTCATTTTGTTGAAACTCTTGGTGGTCGTATGAACCATCTTAATACACCTGCTGAAAAATCCATGATGAAAATTAATGATTTTCTAAGAGGTGATGAGGCATTTAGTGGTGGTCAAACCAAAGATGACTTTGTTGATTTTATGCGATGGGCTGACACTGGTTTAAGTTTCAATGCACTTAAGGGTCAAGTTTTGGATAATAAAAATTTGAATCACACAGTAGCCGCTATTACTCAAGCATCAAAGATACTTGGTACGAAGAATCCACAAGCGATATTAGATTACCTCTATCAAGAAGAAGATAAAGATGATTTAAATCAAAGACTTAAGGCTCGTGAACTTGGAAATTTAAATCACGATAAATTAACCGAAGGTATCAATATTGTAATGGGTGATTTAAATGACCAAATCAAAGCAAGTAAAACAAAGCAAAAGACAAAAACTTCTACAGTAGCAGGGGAAAAAGATGCTGTATCACAAATCTTACAATTCGGAGGAAATATTCTTGCATCACAAGATGAAATTCAACTCTTAAATGAATTAGAAGAACTAAACCAAGAATTTGCTTTTGCAAAACCCGAAGAAAGAGAACAACTTATGGGTGAGATTCAACAAAAAGAAAATGAGTTAGGCAAAATCCAACAATCAATTGGAAGCAAATCAAAGAGTTCTAATTGGAAAATTGATGCAAGCCGTACAGAACAGTTATTCAGCGGTCATCGTAATACTGTTGCTGAGGTAGCAAGAGATATTATTTTGCCTAAATATCTTGAGCATGACCCCGATGCTTTCAATCCTAATGACCCACAAAAGTTCATTGATAACAACGCACAATTATTCCGTGATGCACAACGATATATTCTTTCAGTACCTCATTCAGTACACGGTATTAAATCAATTAACTATGGTACTCAAACAACTCTTAAGCCTACACAAGAGGCTGTAGCAAATCCATTTCATGCTACGATTGCTCAACATTTAAGCAAAGATGGTAAAGTAATTGATGGAAACATGAGTGTAGATGAAGCACTCAAGGTTTTAAACATAGAAAAAACTCCTGTAGCAAAAGAAAAAGCACGAGAATTAATTGAACTTTCACAAGAAATGAATACTCCATTGTTTGCATCTACTGTAAAAGACATTCTACAAAGTGGGAAAATTCCTAATATTGATGCTATTAATCTTAATCAATTTACTGAGGATTTATCTTCAAAACCCGAAGATGAACTTACAGAAGAAGATAAGTTCTATCGTGATGTACAAGATGTAGGCTATCATGAAGCAATAAAAAATGCTCAATATGCTACAGACGAAAAAGCATGGGCATCGCACCATTCACATGCTATCCCTCGTTATTTCAATATGAAACTAAATCCTCAACAATTTCAAAATTCAATGATAAGTGCTGGTATTGGTATGGTTGATGGTGATATACATAATGCAAAAGGGTTTAGCAGTAAATCAAAAGCACGAAAAACAAACATGACAAAAAATTATCTTGATTCAATAGTTCATTTTGACCCAAGAGCATTAGAAGATGAATATGGAATTATGACTCCGGGTGAAGATATTGCTGAGTCTGCTGGTATGATGCAAACACCTGTTGGCTCACCTAATCCAAATAATGGAATGATTTTAGACAATTTTGATTCGGGTGCATGGCATCATGGGTATGAAGCAACACCTACGCTTGGTGCTGAATTTGATAGTGAAGGAAATATTCTTGTTGGAAGCAATGAAGATACTGGGCTTTATCATAGTGTACCGCTTGAATTATCAAGTATCGTGCATGGCAATGATACCGTGAATCAAGTTTGGAGTAACGCACCACCACCAACTTATCCCGACAATCCACATCAAAGTATGAATTATGAAACGGCTGAAACGGCCAGTGAAGTACCCTATACTGTAGCGGCCAGCGAAATGACGATGCTTATTTCATCTCTAATTGACCCCGATGTTTTACTTGTAAAGAGTGATGATGCTAAATGGAGTCCTCCAATTCGCCCTATGCACCGTATCTTTGACATGAAAGACCTTGAACATCTGCGTGGGTTTAGTGGGTCATGGGTTGTAAGTAAATGGTATGATGGTCAAAGAATTGTTATTGTACGAAGCGATGATGAAATAATTGCGTATGATGAGAATGGGCGAAAGAAAGGATTACGCAAGGCCACAAAAGAGGCTCTTGAAAAGATGAATGATAAGAACTACACACTTGAGGCTATTCTCGGTGAGGATGAAGTAAATATCATTGACATTATCAATTATGATGATAACAATGTAGGTGAAATGCAACTCTTTGAGCGATTGAAAATTCTTCGCTCGCAATTTGACAGCCAAGAACATGTTATTGTACCCGGCCCTCACGATACACGAATGACTGATGACGATGGACTTTTGGAAGCCGTTGAAAATTTAAAGAAAGAACATGATAATATCTTATTGAGAGATAATAAATCAACTTACATGCGTGGTGAGCGCAGACATCCTAAGTGGATTTTGTATCGTGATAGCCGTGATTTTAATTTCATTATTCTTGACCGAAGAGGCAGTGGCCCATTTACATATCAACTTGGGGCTGGCCCTATACTTGATATTGAAGGACTTGGGAATCGTGCAGTAAAATACGATGGTGAAAACTACATGGATGTAGGTACTGCGTACAATCAACAAAAGGCATTCAAAGTTGGTGACATTGTTCGTGCATCCATTACGGGTATTTCAAAGAAAAATCGTAAAAATCGCCCAGTGTATAATGTACAAGTCAAAGAAATTGAAAGTCAAGGTGAAGGTGAAGGTGCGGCCAGTACAGAATCTCTTGACCTCATGACAAAATCTTTCAGCCCTATTTTAATTCCACATGATATTGAAATTCAAAATAATCAACTTCAAATTGTTTTGAAAGATGTTGATGTAGTAAAATACGAAATTGAAGATATGGAGGGTGTATGGTGTATTCATTCCCCAAAGAGTACAATGGGAGATATGCTCAAATCGGACTATCCAGTAATACTGGCTGAAAGTCTTATGCCATTTTGGTCGGCTGTAGCACCCTTAATGATGAAAGGATATGTTTCAAAAGAATCGGAACTTGATATGCCAAAGAAACCCACAAAAGAGCAAATGGAAGAAGAAAGTGCAGGTATTCTTGAAGAAGATGATGAAGAGCGAATTCTCAAACCGAATCAAACAAAGAAAGCACTGCAACTTATTGAGCGTGCATTAGACAAAATTAGTAAAGAAAAATTGACATGGACAGGGCCAAAAGGTCTTGGAATTGATGTAGGAACACCTCAAGAATCACCACACGGCCCTACTAAATTAACTGATGAGGCTAACCTTCCCGATTACGATGGAGATAAAGTAAATACTGGTAAAAGAAAAGAAGAAGAAAAAGAGCGACTGAATCACATTAAGGTCACAACAGACGAGGGTGAAAATTACTCTATAGACTATGACAATGACCAACCAATCGCTTCTCGTCAATGACGATGCCTATAAATACTATTACAGTAAGTCGGAGAATTAATGCTCACAGTGCAACGACCCAATGACGGTATTACTCTTCTCAAGAGTAGTAACGACTTGGTTGTTGCTGGTTACGCATCGGTTGAACTTGTGGACAAGCAAGGCGACCTAATTACTCGTGGTGCTTTGCGAGATGCCTTTGACGGCTTTATGAAGAGTGAAAAGTACCGAAATGTACAACTGGCACACTCCAACATTCAAGTTGGTGAAGTGATTGACAGTTACATTGATACAAATGGGCGAATGTGGAAATCCGAAGTGGATGACACCGGAATGTTCGTCGTAGTAAAACTCCGCAATGATATTGAGAAGGCTCGTGAAGTAGCCGCTGAAATCCGCAAGGGCAACCTTCGTGGATTCTCCATTGGAGGCCAAGCATTCAAGAGAGTGCGAAAGTCCGATGTGGAAAAAGGCGACTACCAAGAGATTTCAAAAATGGAATTGCATGAGGTGACGATTTGTGAGAAGGGTATCAACCCCGAAGCACAATTTCGCATACTTAAGGAGGACACAAACATGACAGAAGAAAACAGTTTGAACGAGATTATGTCACGCCTTGAAGCACGATTGGATGCAATGGAGAAGGGAGAAATGCCTCCTGCTCTTAAAGAAGCCATGAAAGAAGAGCCAAAGGGTGCAGACAAAGAAGAAAAGAAAACCGAAAAAGGTGATGAAATGGAAATGGAAAAGAGCGAAGAGTACAGCGATGTCATCTCAGCAGAATACTTGAACTGGATGGAAAACACCCTCAAGTCTGCTGGTGTTGATATGGATGCCGCACGAAACCACTTTGATAACTTGGAAAAGGCTCAACTTGGTGGATTTGACAACCCCGACGCAGTGGATGGCGCAGATTACTTCGCCGGACAAGTTCGTGGTCGTGGACAAGAAATGGGTTCACCTTCAACTGGTGCAATCAACGCAGTGACCTCAAGCGGTGGTAAGACACCTGCTGGCGCACTCGGAGAAGCAAAGTTGTCCAAAGGCTACCTTAACGCAGAAAGTGTGAGCGACGCTGATATTGAAGCCGCTTACGAAGTGTACAAAGCCGCCGCTATGGAACAATCTTTCCGAACTGACCTTGAAACACAATTCGCAAACCGTTTTAACGGTGAAATGGAACTTGCAAAGGCTGAGGCTGAGAAAGCCGCCTTTGACGCACGAGCACCCTTGTCGGAAATCGTGAAGTCCATTGAAGCACTATCCGAGCGAATTGACAATCTTGGAAGTGGCATTGAATCTGCTACTATCCAAAAGTCATTCAGCAACATTGATGTTCCCTCTACGCAAGACTTGGCAAACATGGGTTGGGATGAAGTTCACGCCCTTGCCCACCGAACATTGCGAGGGGAATAAATAAAATTATAGAGGTGAAAAAAGATGGCACGAGATTATATCCGAAATATTACAGACATGGAACGGTACTACTATGGCGCAGGTAACGCTATGGGCTACTCCTACTCCGGTAGCGAGTTGCTCAAGGCTGACGCACCAATGTTGTCCACAACTGCTGGTACATACCAAGCAATCTATGGGCGCAAAGTTTGGTCACAATTGAACCAAGAGTTCAACGCATTCAGCATCCTACCAAAGCGACCGTGGGAACGCAGTGGATGGAGAGTTATTACTGCACGCCCTTCCTTTACTGTTGGTGGCGGTGTTGCTGAGAATGCAACCCTTCCCGACACAACCAAACCAACCTTCCAACACATTGCCGCAAAACCAAAGACTGTTGTTCACACCTTTGACATGAGCGAAACCGCAATGTTCCTTTCCGACAAAGATGACGGACTTGGCGACATTCGTGCAGTGTTGAAAGAAGAAATGGGTAAGCACCACGCAGAACACATCAACAAGATGCTTACTGCTGACAAAGGAACTGCGGCTGGTAACAACTTTGAATCCATTGACCGTGTAACTGTTGGTGCATCTGCTGGTACAGACGAGGACATTTACTCCATTGACCGAAGTGCAAACTCATGGTCACTTGCAGAACACAACCAAAACTCCGGTACAGACCGAAACCTTTCACTTGACCAACTTGACGACTTGTTCCAAAAGACATGGACTCGTGGTGGAAATCCAAAGGTTATCCTTACTGGTTACGACACTTTGATGCGCTTGCAACAACTCCTTCAAAGCCAACAGCGATTCATGGAAGAGAAGCGTGTTACGCCAACCTACAACGGTGTGAAAGGTGTTCCCGGTGTTGAGGCTGGATTTATCGTTGCTACATACAACGGTGTTCCAATCATCCCATCAAAGGATGTTCAAACCGACACTTTGAGCCGTATGTATTTCCTTGACACTGACTACATGTACTTTAGCACAGCAATTCCAACCCAATACTTTGAGAGTGGTATTGAAACAGGCGACCCATTTGCAATCAACCGACTTGGACAAGAAGGTATGTACCGCACTATGGGTGAACTTTGGACTACTTTCTTTGGTGGACACGGTTCAATCCGTGACCTACAGTGAGGTTGAAAAAAAACATAGAGGTGAAAAAATA